GTATATTTTTCTATATGGGTGCACCTTATGATGATACAAGTCATTATTCTGCTCAAAAAGTAATAGTATTGGAAGGAAGATTTTGTGCAAAAAGTGATGATGATGATAATTCTGAACATAATGTTTTCGGATTTTTCTTTTTTGATGTAGGAAATAGATATGTTCAATTAATAGATATTCATCAAGCAGCAGGAGTTTATAATGTATATCATGCAACAGCAGATAACGCTTGGTCAGCATCACATGGACAAACTAAAATAGCATCAGCTTATGGTTGGAATTATTTTAGATTGGAAGTATATCCTTATAATCATGGAGCAGGACCAGCATTTAAAAGATTAGTAGTTAATGGAACTGAATATCCTGGATTAAATGGACAAGTGGGTTATAGTATAGCACATTTGCCAGGGGTATATGGAGTTGGGGTTTATGCTCTTACAGAATTATTTACAGAAAATGAAGAAAATGGACTCTGGGACGAAATAGCAGTATGGACTTATGAAGAACCTTATGAGGAATAAATATGACAGTAACAATAGATGAGAAAACGAGGACTCATGTGGCAATTTTAAATGAAGAGATGGGGCAAGTGAAAAAAATATTAGATGAGCATACAGATAAGTTAGATACACTTACCACAAACTTTGCCACCCTTAATACAGAATTAGCTTGGATTAAATGGGGAGTTATGTTAATCTTAGGAGTTGTTATTGCAAATATAATGGGGGTAATTGGATGACAATATTATTTGAAACAAGTTTTGCAGACTTTATGAAGATGCGTGATACAAATCACATTAAGTTTCAACTTTATTACTATGAGACAGAAACAGACTTTGACTTTTATATGATATTAGGAAGTGGGTCTTATCAAGTTACAACAATCTCTAAGGATAATATATACAGGGGTTTAGACCCCAAATCACAAGAAGGCTTTATTGCAATGGATGCTTTTAAAAGAGGATACATGAATGATGCAATTAAAGTTGGAAGGATTCTTTGCTCAGATGTTAGTGAGTTTGATATTAGACAAATTAACAATTTAATTGATGACGAAGAATTCAATACAAATGAAGCATTTAATACAGAACAAGGAGATGAGTCTCCACCAGAAACAGTCTTCACTAGGGAGGAGTTAATGAGTTAAAGCTAATATCGGCAATGACTTAAATAAATAACTCTTTTAAAAATACACGGAGAGGTTACGATGGTTGACGTTAAAGAAAAGAGAACTATTTATTGTGCTCTCGGAAAATCACATTCTGGGAAATACAGTGCAATAATTTCAAGCACAAGCATTGATAGAGATAATGAATGCATGTCAAAACAACTTCTCGATAAATGGGCAGCGGACCCAAATAAGTTCATTCCTATGTTAATTGACCATAAAAATGAAATGGACAGTTTAGCAGGGAAATGGGTTAATCCACAAGTAATTCAGGGAAAAGGAGCAGAAGATTATGCTTTGAAATTAGACCCTGTATTTTTCAAGTCTAACCCAAGAACAAAACAGTTGGAAGAACTATTAGATGAAGGAGGACAACCTGGTTTATCAATCGGTGCAATCCCTCAGAAATCTCATACCATTGAAAAAAGTGGTATGAAGGTTAATGAGTGGCTTGAAGCTGAATTGTGTGAAGCAAGTTTTACACCAATTCCATCAAATAGAGATTCTTACATATCACTCGCTAAAAGTTATAATTTGGAGGGTAAAACTATGACAGATGAAACACAAGATGCCCAAACCCCAAAAGTCGAGGAAGTTAAGGAAGAAACAGTTGAAGAAACAAAAGAGGAAACAACTGAGGAAGTTAAAGAAGAACCAAAAGTTGAGGAATCAACTGAAGAAAAAGAAACAAAACCTGAAACAGTTGAAGAAACAAAAGAAGAAAAAGAAACAACTGAAGAAACCACAACTCCTGAAGAAGGGGAAAAAGCATACAAACCCAAAGAATCAACAGAAGCATCAAGAAAATCAGTTTTGAAAGCAATAGCAGAAGAAAATATAAAACCTGCTGAAAAAACTTTCCAAGCAAAAGATATTTTTGAAGCATCTGTTTTGAAAATGGGTTTAAAAATATAATTTTCGGAGGAAATTAAAATGAACAAAGTAGGATTCGGAGATTCAACCCTAGACTCTTATGCAGTCGAAGCAGCATATAAAAGTTCTTTTGGTGATTTAACACCAGGAACAACTTATGCAGGGGGAATCCATCAAAAAGGATACGGAAGAAGAGAAGAAATGGCTAAAGCTATGAGTGTTGTTACAAAAGATTTAACAACAACAACTAATGAATATGCTTCAGGTGTGAACTATTCTGCAGTTGCAGGTAACTTACCAGTTCTAATCCCAATTTTTGTTGATAAAGCAATTATTGACATTACAAGAAGAGAAACACCATTATATGAATTGCTTGCAAAGAAAGCAATCAAAGGTAAATTTGTTGATTTCAATCAAATGACCGCTCGTGGTGCAGCAACATGGAGAGTTGAAGGAGCAGCATTACCAGTTGCAGATGACACATACGCAAGAGTTATTGTGCCAGTTAAATACGCTTATGCAGTAGCAAAAGTCACTGGACCAGCAATTCAAGGTATGAAAGGATACATTGATATTTTAAGAGAACAAGCAATGACACACACACAATCATTAGTTCAATTGCTTGAAGACACAATAATCAATGGAAACGCAGCATTAGTGCCACAACAGTTTACAGGATTAATTGCATCAATTGTAACAAATGTTACAGCACTTGCAGGAGCAGCAATAACAATTCCAATTTTGAGAACATCAATCAGACAAGCAAGAGCAGGTTCATTTGTAGGTGGATTTGCATTAGGTGGGGGAAACCCAAATCTAATTGTAACTGACTTACAAACACTTGATAACATCAAAGCATTGCTACAAGCATGGCTAAGATACCCAGCACCAACAGCAAGTTTAGCATGGGGTATTCAAACAGTTGAATTTGAAGGAATTCCAATAATTGCTTCAAAGTTTATGACTACCGCAGCAAACATCAAAGATTTGTTAATCTTAGACACAAGCAAGATTTACTTAGCAGTATTGCAGGATATTGTTATGGAACAGTTAGCAAGAACTGACGATGGCACAAAGTTTATGATTAAATGGTATGGCACTTTGGTCGTAACACATGAACAAGCATGTGCAGCAATTAATACAATAGCTTAAAGGAGGAATGAGATAAATGGCAGCAATAGCACCAGCAAACTGTGTCGCAAGACCAGTTTCACCAGGCGAACAAAAGAAAACTGTTCATATAGTTACTCCAGCAGCAGCAAGTGCAGACACTCTGGACTTGACCCAATTAGGGTTTGTTGCAGCTGGCGTAGATTCAGTAACTTGTTTTGATAATACAAGTGTTCCAAATGCACAAATTCCATGCACTTGGGTAAATGCAACAAGCGTAGTAACCATTGACCCAGCAGGAGCATTGGCAGCAACAGTATTTTCATTGAGAGTAACTGGAGATGCACAATAATCGTGAGGGATTAAAATGGTAGCAGCAGCAGTAACAGTTAATTGGACAGGAATTGATAGAACATGTCCAAATATGAGAAGAGAAGTAGTTCATGTAACCACAGCAGCAACTGGAGATTGGTATGATGCAACAGACTTCACGACAATAGTAGCGTGCAATGTTTCGCCCAACTATGCGATAGCAGCAGCTGACGCAGTTGGAGTAACATTTGCAACAAATCGTGTAACTTTTGCATTAGTCGCAGGGGCAGCAGCACAAGACTATACTCTTGAAATCTATGGAGTAAACTGAGGGGTGTAATTTATGGCAGCAGTAACAGTAATTGGTTCATATTTGGATGCAAATAGCAATCCAAATTTCAAAACTGAGGTTGTCCATTGCACAGTAGTTAATAACAACGATACCTATACATCAACGGATATTGGCACAATCACTGCCGCAACTGTTTCATCTAATGATGCAGCAATTGCAGCAGCAGACGCAGCAGGTGTGACTTTCGCAGGAGCAGTTGCAACATTTCGTTTGATAGCAGGGGCAGCTAATAAAAACTACACTCTAAAACTTTACGGAACAGGTTAAAATCTAAAAGGGGGGAGAAATCCCTCTTATATCTTTAAAAAAATAAGGAGGAAATAATATGGCAGCAGCAGCAGTAACAGTAAACACATATAATGAAGACTTAGCAAACCCAAGCAACAAAAAAGAAAGAGTCAATGTCACCCTTGCAGCAACAGGCGATTGGTATACTTGTAGAAATATAACAACTATTCAAGGATTTACAATAGGAGCCGATTATGCGATGGCAGCAGCAGATTCAATTGGAGCAACTTATGCAGGAAATGTTTTAACATTTGCAGCAGTAGCAGGAGCAACAACTGGAGTATTTGATGTTGAGATTTGGGGAGAATAAAATTAATTAGGTGAAAAAAATGTTATTAAAAAATATAGATGAAACAAAAACAATACATCTTGAAGCACCAAGAGTAAGACCTTTTGAACATACTTGGTTTCACATTGCACCTGGAGAAACAAAAGAAATTCCAGACAATGTAGATTGGAAAAAACAACTTTCTTTGCATTACAATTACAGCATGGATATGTTAGAATTAGTCAAAGAAGAAAAGAAGCCAGAAGAGAAAAAAGAAGAACCAAAGGTTGAAGAAAAACCAAAAAAACCAACTTCAAAGAAAACCAAAAAATCAAAGAAATAAGGTGTGTATAGGTGGCAGCAGTAACCCTATGCACCACCAATGATGTTTATAGAACTTCTGGTCTAGATGACACAGCAGTATCTGTCGCAGATATTACTGAATTTATTTTAGAAGCAGAAGATGAAATTAAACAACTTACTAATCGTTGGTGGGGAGGAAGCACAAGTGTAACAGAATATTTCAATAGACGCAAGTCTCTTTGGAATAGAGAACCAACAAAAGAAGTTGGTTATACTTATGCAGATACTTCAGATGATGTCCTCAATAATGATTATGTAATAACTTCAAAGAAACCAGTGACAGCATTATCCAGAGTTTTAATATTATATCGTGATATTCCAGATTTAGACCAAGTTTGGTCAGATGATGGTGGAGTATTCACAGATAATACAGAAGAAGCAAATTCAGTTGGAGGAACTGCATTTAATGCCTTTGCAGCAGTTCCAGCTAATGGTGATATTCTTTATATTGGTGCAGCAGCACAATGGGAGAATTTATCATTTATTCTTGTAACCGCAGGAGTAGATGGAGGAGCAACAACATTAGCTTATGAATACTGGAATGATGCAGCATGGGTGGATATTCCAACAGTTACTGATGGAACAACATTATTAACACAAGATGGAACACTTCGCTTTGAAGCACCACGAGATTGGACAGAAACCGCAGTAAATGGTTCAGCTGATTTGTTTTACATAAGAATAAGAATTACAAATGCAGATTATGCCACAGCACCAACAATTTCAGAAATATATATGCAAGACCCAATAGAAGAAGAATTAAGCCCAAGAGGGATTCAAATATATTCTGAACTGGGAAAGTTAGCTTTTATAAACCATGATTTCTCTGGAGGACTTCGTGATTTGAAAACAAGATATACTTATGGTTATTCAACAGTTCCTGCAAGAGTAAAAGATTTATGCGCATCTTTAGCATCTCTACGAGCACTTACAACCATGATTGGTGGTTCTTATGATGATGTTACAAATTATTCAATCCCTAAGTTTTCAGCAAGCAAAGGAGAACCATATACAAATCTCAGAGCAACCATAACAGAACTTGAAAAAAGATTATTTGGTTGGAGAGATACTGAAAGAGGAACATTCTATCCAGGCCTTCTGTCCCAAGTTGGAATTGATACTCCATTTGTTGCAAGTGGAATTGATTACCCAGAAGGTGAAATAGAATTATGACTGTAACAGGAATGTCTAGAACTGATTGGGAGAATTCAGCACTCAAAGATTTTGGAGTTACTGTAACTTTAAACCGAGTCACACGGACTAACTCTGCAATGTATGGTTCTGAAACAAAAGTTTATGGAGCAAATGAAAATATTACAGTTATATTTTGTGGAGAAGTAGACCCAGAATATACTCGTGATGAGGAAGGACAATACAAATATGTTGAACCTTTTATCCAAGCAAAAATAGTAGATGCAATAGATAGGTTTGATAAAATAACTTACAATGGTCATTCTTATTTAATTAAATCAGTTGAAGAAGTTAAAATTCCTTTTGGAATAGATGAAGCATTGTTTTTGCATTGCCCTGTTTCGAGGTTAGATTAATGTTGGAATTTCAGGTAAAAGCTCCAAAGCGTCTTGATTATTCTTCAGGAATGAGACAAGCAATAGATAGAGCTGGATATAATATTTCAAAATTAATAGAAGAATATGCAGTTGAAGAATCTCCTTATCAAACAGGTAAGTTGGGTCAGTCAATTATATCAGGTTACGACCCAGAAACAATGACAATTTGGGTTGGTAGTAATTTAGAATATGCTCCACATGTTGAGTTTGGAACTCAACCACATATCATAGAACCAAAAACAAAAAAAGCATTAAAATTTGAAACAGATGGCAAAACAGTTTTTGCTAAAAAAGTTCAGCATCCTGGAACAAGTGCAAACCCATTCATTGAAAGAGCAATTAAAAGAGTTATTCCAGATATTGTTGAAGAATTAAAAATTGTGATAGGGGAAGTAACTATCACAGCTAAAAAATAACCCAAGTGGGAGTTGAGGCAAGTGCCGAAAGAAATAAAAGAAGAATTTAAATGGTTTGTAGCAGGATTTACTGCAGGAGAAGGTAGTTTCTATTCTTATCCCTATAAAACTAAAAATAGAAGACAAAAAGCTGTTTCTATAGCATTTGAAATAAAATTAAATATAGCAGATTCTGATATTTTATTTAAAATTAAAGATATGTTTGATTGTGGGCATATTTATTTTGCAGAACATACAACTCAAAAAGGGTTAGTTTGTAAATCAGTAAGTTATAGTATTCGTGATAAACAAGATTTGAATAATAAAATAATTCCTTTTTTTGATAAATATAATATGTTCAATTCTAAGAAACAAATTTCATATTTAAAATGGAAACAATGTATGAAATTAGTTATTGATAAAAAGCATCTTACAGAAGAAGGATTTGAATTATTGAAACAATTATCTAAAAAGATAAATAAATGATATTATGCCGTATATAGGAAAACAAAATGTTAAAAATTTAAAGACAGAAGTCACTCAATTTCTTAGAAATGAAAATATTTTTACTTTTGCATTAAGAGGGGTAACTAATGTTCCAGCAGAAGCATTTGTTGCAGGTGTTGGACAAACTTTTTATGATGTAACTAATACCCCACTTAGAAATGTCCGTTCTTTTAGTATTGGTGGTGTACCACAAGCATTTGGAGATTATTATACAGTTGATTATGATGACACTAATCCAGGTAGAATAACCTTTCCAGCTATGGTTGGGGGGGAAAATGTAACAGTTAATTATGATTACGGAAATGCAGATAAAATTTATCCAGACTTTCCAAGACTTGATTTAAGCCAAACAAGTTACCCAAGAATTGGAATAAAAATATATAGAGTTGAAAGTGAATCTTTTGGAATTGGAGGAACTCAAGAAATAGGTGAATGGTTCATTAGAATTGGAGTTTGGGCAACAGATATGCGAGATGTTGATAATTACATAACAGCAATCAGAGACGCATTTTTAACAAATAACAAATCATTTTATTATTTTCAATTTATAGACCCACGAGAAATAACAGAATTGAGAGTTATAGGGCGAAGATATGACGAAATCGTTGCAAAATCGCTTTTATTAAAAATACCTTTGCAGGTGGAGACGATATAGATGACAGACGAAAAGAAAAAAAAGGTAAAGGAAGCAAAGGAGGAGAAAGCCACCTATACAACCTTTGAGATTAAGGTTTTATCTCCATTTGCAGATATTACTGAAAACCACATTAAATCTTTACTTAAATGTGGATTGAATACAGACTTAACAGTCAAGAGGAGGGATTAACATGGCAATAACAGATACTTTAAGTGGTTCTTTTAATGCTTTAGTTGATTTCGCACTCCAAAGGACTTCAGACGGAGACTTTTCAGGAGTAGATAAATTGAAACATACTTATACACACAATTTTACAGACGGAGCAGGAGTAGACCAAGCAACATGTTGGCTTACAGGTGAAGGAACTGTTACACAAGCAGCAGCAATTACTTGCAGTTTAGCAGATAGTGTTAATCCATTATCTACAATTTCAAATAATGTTCCAACAGCAGACCCAGAAGGATTAAAGATTAAATTGATTTTGATAACAAATTTAGATGAAACTAATTTTATTACAATGTCAACAGCAGGAGCAGCATGGCCATTAACAGATTTTGGAACAACTATAATTTATCCTTTAGGAACTTTTATTTGGATAGCACCTAGTGGAGGAATTACAATAAATGATGGTGCAGATGATGAGATACAACTTCAGGCAAATGTTGCAGACTGTGAAGCAAGAATTGATGTATTATATGGATAAGGAGGGAGAAATATGCCAATTAGTGGAAGTTTAGTTTATGCAAAATATGATTGGGAAGCAAACTACGGAGTTGAAACAGCTTGGGCAAATCCTAAAGTTTTTGGACTCGGAGTTGAAGTAGAAAGAGCGACAACCAATAATATGACAAAATTAAATTCAATAGGAGCAAAGAATACAGAAGCAGTTGCATCAGGTAAATGGGCAGGAACACTAACAGTTAGTGGAACTTTGTCAAATCCTTGGTGGAATAAAATGTTTTTTGGAACACCAGTAGATGCAGGAGCAGCACCAACAACTCATACTTACACTGAAGCAGTAGCAGATGCAGCACCACCAGTTACTTTTTCAACTGGAATAGGTTATGACCTTACAGCAGGAGGAGCTGGGGCTGACATGAATATTGCTTGTTTAGGTTGTGCTTGTACAAGTGCAACACTTGAAGCAACACAAGGAGAGCCAGCAAAATTGACTTTAAATGTTGATTATATTGATGAAGCAAGAGATGCAGTTCTTGGAGTAGCAGCAGCAGATACAGGTTACGGAGCACCATTTATTTTTGCACACGGAACAGTAAATGTTGGTGGAGCATTAGTAGGAGTTCAGAGAGTTAGTTTTGAAATTAATCAAAATTTAGAACACATGTATGCTTTGAGCTCAAGAGAAGGACAAGCAGTTTATGGAAAGAAAAGAGAATACAACTTTTCAATAGACATTGCAACAGAAGATGAAACTTGGGTAGAACACCAATATGGACAAGCAGCAAGTCCATTAATGACAGATAATGTACCTGCAGCAGGAAACATTAGTTTGACATTTACAAATGGATTAGCAGGAGCAAACCTAAGAAGTGTTGTTTACACTTTGACAAATCTTTATGTAAATGAAGACAATCATGCAATAAGACCAGATGATTTACTAGCAGATTCAATTACTGGATATGCATTAGGTTTAACAAGCGTAGTAGCAAGTGACAACACAGCAGTAGCATTATAAAACCAATTTAGTAGTGCCTATTCATTTTGCCAAAAGATTGGTTTCAGTAGGCACTACATAAATTACTAAGAGGTAATTTTATGAGTGAATTTGAATTGAAAACAAAAGAATTAGAAATTGATGGAAATAAATATGTTATTAAAGAATTTGACTTTGAGACATTCAATGAAATTGAATCAGCCCAAGTCAATGTGCAATTGTTAGCAAATGGAAAGCCACATGCAACATTTACACCAAACAAAGCAAAATATATAGCAATCCAAAAAGGAGTTGTTGAAGCACCTTTTGACACAAATGATTTAGAATTTATAAAACATGAAGTG